GCGCTCGCGCTGCGTCGTGCCGGGCTGGACTACGACCGCATCGCGCAGGAGACAGGCTACGCCAACAGGTCCGGCGCGTACAAGGCCGTCGCCGGGCTGCTCGCCGAACGCGTCAAGGCCAGCGAAGCGGTCGCGGACGGTGTGTTCGATCTAGAGCTGGAACGTCTCGACGTCATGCTGGTCGGCATCTGGGACAAGGCACGCCGTGGCGACCTGCACGCGGTGGACCGGGTGATCCGGATCGGCGAGCGCAGGGCGAAGCTGCTCGGGATCGACAGCCCGGAACGCCGGGAGATCAGCGGGCCGGAAGGCGGCGAGATCCAGGTTCGCTCGGCCATGATCTGGATCCCGCCGGAATCGGATGATTGAGCCGGCGAAGGGCGACTGGATCCCGAACGCCGGGCCGCAGACGCGCTTCCTCTCCCTCACATGCTTCGAGGCGCTCTACGGCGGAAGTGCAGGCGGAGGCAAGTCCGAGAGCCTGCTGATCGACGCGATACGCCACGTCGGCAGGGGTCACGGCACGGCTTACAAGGCGCTGCTTCTGCGGCGCGAGTTTCCCGAACTCGAGAAGTCGCTCATCCTGCGGAGCCACGAGATCTATCCGAGGCTCGGCGGGTTGTACGGCGAGATGAAAAAGTGCTGGCGCTTCCCCGGTGGCGAGCGTGTCTACTTCGGGCACTTGCAGTACGAACACGACGTGCAGCAGTATCAGAGCGCCGAATTCCAGTTCGTGGGCTTCGACGAGGCAACCCAGTTCACCGCATATCAGTACACCTACCTGATATCCCGTCTCAGGTCGGCATGCGGCATCCCGCTCCGTCTCAGGGGCGCGACCAATCCGGGAGGGCCCGGCCACGAGTGGGCGTTCAAGCGTTTTGCGCCTTGGCTCGACCCGGAATGCACGGTGACGGCGAAACCCGGCGAGGTGCTGCACTTCACCCGCGACGACGACGGGGCCGAGCACGTGGTGCCGAAGGGCACGCCGGGGTCGCTCGGGCGCACGTTCGTCCCGGCGCGACTCGGCGACAACCCGTACCTCGACGGCACCGAGTACTCTCGCGGGTTGATGGAGCTTGACCCGCTCACCCGGGCCCAGCTCAAAGACGGCGACTGGCTCGCCAAACCGAGCGCCGGCATGTACTTCCAGCGCGCGTGGTTCGACATCGTGCAGGCATCTCCGGCGACGGCGCAGCGGGTGCGGTACTGGGACAGGGCGAGCACGGGTGAGACCGAGGCCGTCAAGCGGAGGCGCAAGGACCCCGACTACACGGTGGGTCTCAAGCTCGCGAAGGATGGCGGGACGTACTTCGTGGAGGATGTGGTCCGCTTTCGGGGCACGCCGCACGAGGTCGAGATGGTCATCAGACAAACGGCCACGATGGACGGCAAGGCCGTCATGGTGGCGCTCGAACAGGACCCCGGGCAGGCCGGACAGTTCGAGATCGACACGTACATCCGGAACCTCGACGGCTTCAACGTCCGGGCCTTCCCGGCGAGGCAGGACAAGATCGTCAGGGCCCAGCCGGCTTCGGCGCAGGCCGAGGCGCGGAACATCAAGCTGGTGTCGGGAGAGTGGAACGAGGCTTTTTTGCGCGAGGTGTCCTCGTTCCCCGAAGGCGACCACGACGACCAGGTGGACACGCTCAGCGGCGCGCACACCGCGTTGAGCCGGCCAGTCGCGCCACCGCGCAACGTACGACAACCCACACGGGACTCCTACCTGGACGACGATTGCGGTCTTTGATGCCCCTCCCCACCGACAGCATACAGCCCCTGATCCAGTGGGCCAGCGACGATTCGCACCCGTTCCATTGGGGTGCCGCGATCACAGTCGCCGTCGTCACGTCCCGTATGAGGGAATGCGAACGGGGCGACAGGGTGCGTTGGGTGGACCTGCTCTCGGAGCTGCGCGAGGCGGACCCGCACTTGCACGCCGTGCTGGCGAAGCGGTTCGGACGCACCAGCTCGCGACAGTTCGAGATGCAGCCGGCCGATACGCAGACGGAGCAGGAAGCCGAGAAGGCACAAACAGTAGCGGACTACGTCAGGACCGCGATCACGAGGATCCCCGAGTGGAAGTCCCACGTGAGCGGGCTGTTGTGGGGCGGGGTCTGGGCCGGCGCGGGGTGCCGTGAGAAGATGTGGACGCGGTCGGCAGCCGGGGAGTGGCGGATCGAGTCGCTGCACCACGTGCACAGCCGGCGGATCAACTACGACACCGCGATGCAGCCCTACATCAACACCGGGCTGTACAGCTCGGAGGGCGTCTATCCAGCCGAGCACCCGGGCAAGTTCATCATGTTCGAGCCGAGGTTCGCGGACGAGTACCAGACACGCGCCGGTGTGAGCCGGGTTTGTTCGTACTGGTCCGCCGGGAAGCGGTTCGCGTTCCGGGAGCTGCAGGGCTACGTCGAGCGGTTCGGCAAGCCGTTCCCGCTCGCCACGCACGAGGTCGGCGACAGGGTGGCGGATCAGAACGAGGTGGACGACGCCGCGGAGCTCGTGCGGAAGATCGGCCGCGGCAGCCAACCCGGCGCCGTGATGCCGAGCTGCATCAAGCTGGAGCTGCTCGGTCAGGGCGCCTCGTCAAGCAGCGGCGGCAGCGGCGAGAACACGCCGCACAAGGCGCTGATCGCCATGGCGGACTCGCAGATAAGCCGGGCTGTCGAGGGCGGGGACATCAACACCACGGTCGGCGAGACCGGAAGCCGTGCGCTCGGACAGTCCCAGACGGATTCAGCCACCGGGCTGGCGGATGACGACGCCACCCAGTTGGACGAAGCCGTCAACCGCGACGTGGTCTGGTGGATCGTCTGGCTCAACTTCGGTGATGCCGGGCTGGCGTATCTGCCCCGGTACCACACGATAGTCGAGGAGGACGAGGACCTTTCGCAGGCCGCGGACACTCTCGACAAGCTGGTGACGATGGGCCTGCGCGTGCCGACGTCGTGGGCCTACGCGAAGTTCAACGTGCCTCAGCCGGCAGAGGGCGAAGACGTGCTCGGCAAAGCGGCACCCGCACAAGTCCCGCCACCTCCGGGTGACGACGAAGACGAAGAACAGCCCGACGAGGGCGCAGAAGACGACGGAGACGCGCAATGATCAGGACCACCACGTACCCCACGACAGATGATGATTTCGGCGCGATCCCGTGCGAAGGGCCGCTACCGGTCGACTGGATGGCGCGGGCTCTCGAAGCCGTGCAGGCCCACCTGCGCACGTACGCCGGCTATGTAGACGATCTGCAGGCCGCGCAGAAGCTCTTCACCGCTCGTTTGGCTACCACCGCGAACCACGCGCTGACCGGCGTGACGGCCATCGACGGCGTGGTGCCCGTGGCAGGCAACACGATCCTGGTGAAGAGCCAGACGGCGCACGAGGAGGACGGCCTCTACGTCGCGGCCGCAGGGGCGTGGGCCCGGCTCAAGGACTCGGAAGGTGACGACGTCATCACGCCGAACATGATCGTCAACGTGTCCGAGGGCACAGTGGCAGCGGACACGCAGTGGGTTTTGACGACCAACGCGCCCATCACGGTGGGTGTGACGGTGCTGGCCTACGTCAAGTTGCCGAACCTGGCAGACCTGGCAAGCACGGCGAACGGCAAGGGCGCTTCGCTCATCGGTGTGGAGGATCCGGCCACGCAGTTCGCCGGGGCGACAGGCGAAGCCGTGTTTGCGGAAATCGGCGGGCGCATCCTGGGCGCAGCCGCCAACGAGGCCGCGATCAAGGCCATTGTCGCAGGGGCCCGTGTCAACGGGCAGCTCTGCGTGGACCTGACGAATGACGTCATCTGGACCTTCGATACCGGATCAGCCGCAGGTGCATCTGCATGGGTACTCGTACCTGATGCAGGGACAGGAAGATGGCTTCGCAACCACCCGAGCCTGGCAGATCTGGCTTCAACGGTTGCCACCTACGGCGCTTCGATGATCGGCGTCGAGGACGTGGCTCTCAGGATTGCTGCCCTCCAGGGTGAGACGGCTCTTCACGAGCTTGCCGGACGAGTCGTGATCCCTGCCGCGAACGCTGCGGCGATCCAGGCGATTCCCGCCGCCGCGCGTGAAGACGGCAGCATCGTGGTGGACCTGGCCCTGGATACGATCTGGACGTTCGATTCCGGATCAGCCGCAGGTGCATCCGCGTGGGTGCTTGTACCGGACGCAGGCACTGGCAGGTGGCTGCGGAACCACCCGAGCCTCGCCGATCTGGCCTCCGTCGTGGCGACCTACGGCGCTTCGCTGATCGGGGTCGAGGACGCGAACGGGAGATTGACCGCGGCCGAGGGCGAGGCGGCTTTTGGCGAGCTAGCCGGACGGGTTGTGAATCCAGCGGCCAACGTCGCGGCGATAAGGGCCATACCTGCAACGGCCAGGGTTGATGGCGGGATCGTCGTCGACCTGGCGACCCTGATGGTCTGGGTGTTCGACGCCGGGGGCGTCGGGGCCGCGTCCGACTGGGTTCTCGTCCCGGACGCCGGAACTGGTCGGTGGCTTCGCGCGGACACAGAACCAGCCGTCAACCTCAACACGCACCGGCCCGGCGTGCCGATGCAGAACCGCTTGAGGGCGCTCGGTGCTCCCGGTGCGCTCGCTCCAGGTGACACCATCGTCATCGGAGCCGACACCTACGAGATGAACGTGGCCACCCCGCCCGCCGCTGGCACCGTCGGGTTCATCTGGGTCTACAACGACGCCTCATCCGCGGCAGGCCGGGTCAACCTGATCGATGCCATCAACGGTGTGGTCGATGCGAACCGCATCGGACGCGGCGACGGGCTCGGGGCGAACCCGGGTGACACGACCGAGGCATTCCTGGCCGCTGCCGGCGTCACGGTCGGCGACATCCAGATCCAGTCCGCCGACGCCGCCGGAGGCACTCCAACCCCGAGCGCGGTCGCTACCGCTTGCACCACGACGCTTTCCACCGGAACCGACATCTGGGACAGCGCGACATGTCTGTACGGCAAGGTCCAGGCGCACACCCAGGCGATCATGGTCTCCGCGGCGGTCGGCGCCGAGGAGATCGCCAAGGGCACGCTGGAGGTCGAATTCGGTTTCACTCCGACCTCGTGCATCCTGGTCAACCGGAGCCGTCCGCAAGACGAGGTGTACACGATCGTCGGCGACGCGGTCAGCCTGGCCCTGGCCGGGGGTGCTTCGCCGAACAACCAGGCCGGCGACGTCATCGACATCATCGCCTTCGGATGACCATTGCCTGCTTCTTCACTACGCCGGATCGTGGTGTCCAACGCGACGGCCCTGTCCGCCGCGCTCGACGCCACCAACGCCAGGCTGCTCGACCTGTACGAACGGCTCGCCCCGGATGCGACGGCTCCAGACATCGCGACCCGGCTGCACGGCGCGGTCGAGGACGCGATCCAGACCGCGCGGATGGACGCCAACCTGCAAGCGGTGCTGGACGTCGAAGAGGAACTGGTGTCTGTCGTCGGGGAGCCGGGACGGATATCGCTGTCCCCGCCGCGCGATCCCAAGCCGTCAGAGGTCGTGAAGTACACGGCGAAGGCGGTCGACCACGCGCTGGCGAAGATTGCCGAGGCCGTCGCAGACGGAGGCGGATGGGAACAGGCGCTCGTGGATTCTGTCTGGCGCGCGCAGGTGATTGCAGAGTCGGAAGCCTGCGGGACCTACGAGCGCAGCAAGCAGTTCGCGATGCAACAGCTCGCGGATCTTCCGGACGACCCCGCACGCGGGTTCCTCGTGGCGCATTCGTCCGGGCAACTGCACACAGGGCAGGCCAGGGAGCAAGGAGACAGCCTGATCGCCGTCTTCGGCAAGCGATGGAGCGCGGTGAACGACTCCCGCACATGCGAGCGGTGCCGTTCGCTGGACGGCGAGATGGCTCTCATGGGGATCGGCGCGTTCAGCGCGAGCGGGCCCCCGGCACATGCCCGGTGCCGGTGCATCTCGCACCTGTGGGCGGTCGGTTGGCCCTTCGACGGGTCGGAGAAAGCAATGCCTGAACTCACCAGATGGTTCGCGGATTTCGACGTCCGCGCGCCCGGGGTTTCCGTCGACGCGGCCACCCGCACGATCAAGGGGGCTGTCGCGAGCGATGAATCGCTCGACAGCCACGGGACAGTAATCAAGGCGGACGGCTGGGATCTGGAGCAGTACCAGCGCAATCCAGTGCTGGTGTGGGCGCACAAGACAGGCCGGTACGACGACGTGCAGCCCGACGACATCCTCGGCACGGCGACGGTCAGGAAGCAGGACGGAAAGCTTCTGGCGGATCTGCACTTCGAGGAAGCGGACATCAATCCGCAAGCCGGCAAGGTGTTCCGCAAGATGACATCCGACCCGCCTTCGATCCGGATGCTCTCGGTGGGATTCGTCCCGCTGGAGTACCACGAGGAGAAGGCCGACGGGGGATCGGTGCTGGTGTTCGACCGCGCTGAACTGGCCGAGCTCTCGGTGGTTCCGCTTGGAAGCAACAAGAACGCGTTGGCCCCCGGTCAACGCTCGACATTTCTGGCCCGCTGCCATGGTGGCGCGGGTGACGCGGCGGTGCCGCACGAGGAGATCGTAATGGACAAGACCGACAATACCGTTGTTGTCGCACTGCCGTCCGAACTGGCGTCCCGCATGGGAGCGGCCACCGTCGAAGAGGCTGTGCGGAAGTGGGCCGAGCTCGAGCTCAAGCTCGACAAGGCCGAGAAGGCTCGACTGGACGCGGACACCCGCGCGACCGCCGCCGAGAAGGCGCTGGCCGACAAGGTCGACACCGACGCCACCGCCTGCGTCGACGGGCTGATCAAGTCCGGGCGCATCAGCGACGCGCGGCGCGAGAGCGCGCTGACGCTGGCGCGTGCCAATCTGGACGCGTTCCGCGATCAGTACCCCGACGAGCCGGCGGCGCCCATGGCGCACCTGCTCACCAAGGTGACCCCGGCGGTCGAGCCGGCCGGCACACCACCTGCGATCGACACAATCACGGCGGGCATCGGCAAGCGGATCCACGAACTGGTCGCTGCCGGCACGAACCCCGCCGAGGCGCACGAGCGTGCCCACACCGAGGCGCTCCGCGCCCTGGAAGGAGCCTGAGCCATGGCGACCCAAGAACTCGCGATCCCGTCCGAGCGGACCACCGAGGTGGTCTGGAACGACGACACCAGCGCCATCCCGCACGGGACCGGCGTCATCTACGAGACCGTCGCCGGCAAGACCCGCGCGGTCAAGACGCCTGCCGCCGCCGGCGGCATCCTGAACAACCGCGCCGCGGGCATCGCCTGGGGCGCAATCCCGGCCGGTGGCTACGGCGAGATCGTGGTCGACGGCTACGCCGAGGGCATCGTCGGAAGCGCGGCACTGGTGTCCGGCGACCTCGTGTACATCAGCGACACGAACCTTCACATGGGCGAGCTCGAGAAGGTCGCCACCTCCACCTCGCAGGTCGAGGTCATCGGCGTCGCGGCCAGCGATGAAGCAACCCAGGGGCAGTACATCGTGGTGCGGGTGGTCCGCAGCGCCGTCGCCACCTGATCGGAAAGGATCAAGAAAATGGAACCCATCATCCTCCGTGATGAGTCCGGTCAAGCGTGGGCATACGACCGCTACAACCAGACCGTCACAGCAGCGAACGGGCGCAAGACAGACGCGCTCGCCCCCGGCGGATTGCACACCCGTGCGCCGCTCACCCCCGCCGACGTCCACCCGGTGGCCTCGGTCATGGGCAATTTCGTGGCCGGATACGGCACGAACCGCGATCAGATGATCGCCGACGTGCTCGCCCCGCCGCTCGTGGTGGACGAGATCAGCGCCCGGTACATGATCGACTCGTCGAACAACCTGTTCTACGACGTCAACGACGACATCGCCGGCGACACCGCCCCGCTCAAGGAGGTCAGCCCGGTACTGTCGAGCAGCACCTACGCGTGCATCGACTACGGCCTGGTGACCACCGTGAGCCGCAACGTCGAGCTCAAGGCGGATACCATCGGTCCGCGCATGGCCGCGCTCCGCCGGCTGGCGAATGCCTCGGCGATCCGGCGTGAACGCCGTGGCGCTGCCATCCTGCTCGACGGGACGACCACGTTCGCGAGCTACAAGACCACGCTCGTCGGCACGGCGAAGTGGAACGGCGGCACGGCCAGCGACCCGGTCGCGAACCTGTTCACCGCAATGGAGACCGCCGTCAAGGAGATCACCCACATCGGCATGTCGCTGCGCACCTGGCACGACTTCCTGCAGAACCCGAACGTGCAGAAGCACAGCATCTACAAGGCTGGCACGAACGAATTCGAGCAGCCGAACGTGATCGCCTCGCGCATCGGGCTCGAAGGCGTCAGCTTCGTGATCGGCAAGATGCGGTACAAGGCACCGTCAGGCGGCGCCATGACGTGGGTCTGGGGCAACGACGTCATCTGTCTGCACGTGCCGCAAGGCGCAGGGCAGAACGAGGAGGACATCCCAAGCGTCCGCAACTTCCGCTTCAACGCTCCCGGCTCGACCATGGGCTGGGAGATCCGCGAATGGGACGACCCCAACGCGGGGCAGCGCGGCAGCCGCAAGATCGCCCTGGTGACCTCCGAGGTCGTGGTCGCGACCGGCGCGGACACCGCACACCTCATCGTGAGCGCGCATCAGTGATGACACGCGTCAAGGTGCTCAGCCGGATCTACTCCAACGGGCTGCACGAGCCTTCGGACGAACCGGTGGAGATCGATGACGGCGACGCGCTCGGGCTCGAAGAGCTTGGGTGTGTCGTGATCGTGGACAACCAACCGAAGCCGGCCAAGAAGAGCTGACCGTTGGGCGACTACGTCACACAGACGGGCGGGGCCGGTGCTGCCGGGGATCTCACCTCGCGCATCGGCAACGCCCGGCTGACACTGATCTGCGACGACGGCACGGGCAACCCTTCAACCACCGTGATCGCCTCGGCGATAGCGGACGGCGAGGCGGACTTGAACTCGATACTCGGGCCTGGATTCGACGTGCCGATGTCCGCCACGGTGGCGCCGATCATCATCCGCTGCGCGGTCGACATGGTCATGTTCTACCTGTACGAGAACAACCCTGAATTCCGCATCACCGGAGGGGACAACCCGGAGCAGAAGCGTTACGACCGGGCCGTCAAGATACTCAAGGAGATCAAGAGCGGGGATCGCGACCTCGGACGCGACACCGGGGTGCAGCGCAGCGCGATCGTCGGCGGGGTCGTGTACGCCTCGACAACCACCTACATCGTCGACGAAGACGAGACATCGGACGGCGCGACGGGAGGATTGTGAACCCATCCATCCGTGTCAGCGTCGACGCCAAGGCGTTCCTCGAGGGATGGTCCCTGCTCGCACGGGACATGGATTCCTATGGGTTCCAGGCGTGGCGGCGGACCACGAAGGACGCCAGGGAATCCATGCACGAACACGGCTATCAGAACCTCACCGGCGAGCTCACCGCTTCGATGCGTGACACCACGATCGACGGCGGCCCGTTCGACTGGTCCAGCCGGATCGACATCACCGCCCCGCACGCGAGGTACATCGACGAAGGCACCCGGGCTCATGGTCCAGTGCGTGCGAAGTTCCTTCGCTGGTACGTGGCTGGTCGTCCGGTTTTCGCCAAGTGGGTGCGGGGGATATCGCCCAGGCGGTTCTCCAAGGAAGCATCCGACGCGTTCGAGCGGGACATCGTGCCGAACATCGACAGGGCGCTGGCAAGCGCGATAGGCAATGGCTGACCCACGCAAGGACCAGGTCGGCAGCGTCGTGGTACCGGCGACCGCTGCCGCCGCGGGGGCGTCCCCCGCC